GTGGAACTTCTGGACCTTCAGGTGGTGGCGGTGCAGGTGGTCCTGCGCGATATGGAAATCTTGAAAGCACAGCAGGAAGCGCTGGAAGTGCAAATACTGGTGGCGGTGGCGGTGGTGCTGGTTCGAACAGCAACCCAACAAACGCTCAGCGACCTCCATCATCAGGTGGCGCTGGCGGTTCAGGTATTGTTGTAATCCGTTATTTAACACCATGATTTACGATTTTATAGATAAGGAGTAAAAACAATGAGCCATTGGGCAGAAATTGATGAGAATAATGTTGTCGTTCGTGTTGTTGTTGGAGATAACAACGACCCAAATGGCGATGAAGGCTATCAATGGTTAATTGATAATCTAGGTGGTCGTTGGATTCAAACATCGTATAACTCTAATTTTAGAAATAAATTTGCTGGACCAGGGGATACTTACGATGAAACAAGAGATATTTTTGTACCCCAAAAACCTTTTAGCGCGTGGATATTTGATGCAGAACAAATAAAGTGGAATCCACCATTTTCTGCACCTGAAGTAGAAAACGAAAATGAATTTTACATTTGGGATGATGAAACAAATAACTGGATTTTGAGGGCAATCTAATGGCAGGTACAACAGCCAAGGGCTTACGATACCCAACCGCAGGTGATAATCCTGCCGTTCATACGGACATTCTCAACCTTGCAACAGATGTGGATACCGAGTTAAACGACTACTTGACTACCGCTACCGCTGCTTCTACTTACGCTTCAATAGCAACATCTGCTACTGATGACAGCGTTCGCACTATCAATTTCATGCTCGGTGGGATGTAATGACTTTTACCTACTCGGGAGACCCAACTACAAGCCTTCGTAACAGAGTGCGCTTTCTCATCAATGACACAGACACAAATGATGTTCTATTTTCTGATGAAGAGTTGGATTATCTAATTACTGAGTGGGGAACAAATGTTTATGAAATCTGTCGTGCAGCGTGTGAAACTCTAGTTTCGCGCTTTAGTCGTTTGGCAGATAGCACCTCAAAGAGCGTCGGAGACATCTCTGTTTCTGAGTCCTTTACTGCAAAGAGCAAGCAATACCAAGACCTTGCCAACTCATTCCTTGACCGTAAGATGCGTAAAGCGCCTCCATCAATGAAGGCTAACGCTAACAGTTTGCTTTCAACCAATGATAGAAGTGTTCAGGATTACAACACAGATTTTTATGCTGGTGTCCACGACAACCCAAACAACATCTACGACCAGCGCGTACCTGAGTAGGAGTAATTATGGCTGACGCTATTTACTCTAAAGTCGCGGAGTTCATGACTGATACGGTTGTTTTCACACCAAGGGCGTCAGTTGATAAATACAACAAACCCACCTTTGGCGCCTCCAATACAAATGTGACAGCAACAGGTCGTCTCATCTACGACACGATTAAGTCCAAAGATGTGCAGGGTGATGAAGTTGTAGATATTGGGCGATTTATTACAAACGGACCACAAACTACAATTACTGTTGCTCATAGAATGGTTGTCGGGGCGGACACTTTTACTATCAATGCAATCGATAACATCGCAGATGAAAACGGAGCGCATCACACCGTCATTCGATTTGGGCGGTAGTAATGGCACAAACCTATACATTCACCCTTGAAGGTGATGTTGAGTTGCAAGCCGTTCTACGCGCAGCCCAGTTAGAGGCTCCCAAAGCAGTTGCTATAGCAATTTATGAAGAGGCGAATGTAATTTTTGCTAAGTCCCAAGTTCTTGTCCCAGTTGATACAGGCGCCCTTCGTGGCTCAGGTGGCGTTAGCGCTATCCAAGGTTCAGGGCAAGGAATGTATGTGGACATCTTCTACGGTGGTCCAGCAGCGTCCTATGCGCTTTATGTCCATGAGATTATCGGCAACTACCATAAGCCACCGACACAGGCTAAATACCTTGAACAGCCATTCATGCAATCTCTTGCTGAAATCCAAAATAACATCTCGCGTAGAATAATCCACATTCTAAAAAGTAGGAGTGCATAATGGCAACAATTCTTGAATCGATAGGCGACTATCTCCAAAACACCGCGAGCGCATTTGGCGCTCATGCCAGCCAAGGCACCCTTGGAACATCCATCTTTTTAGGTACCTTGCCCGAGACTCCCGATGCGTGTGTTGCCGTTTATGAGAACTCAGGCAGTTCCCCAACCTTTACTATGGGGGCGGGTGGTATCCGCATTGATTACCCAATGCTTCAGATTATCTGCCGAGCAGGGCGCGAGGACTATCCAACGGCTAGAGACAAAGCCGACACGATTAGAATTTTGCTCGCGTCGGTGCTTGAACAAACCGTCTCAGGGGTGCATATTATGCGTATTGAACCTATGGGTTCGGTAAACCTACTAGGAGTAGACCCAAAGTATCGTCCGCTAATTTCGGTGAATTTCCGATGTCTAGTGCGAATGTAAACGAGGAGTTTCCTCCACAAGAGAGAGTGGTAGACCCGTATGGCAGAAACGCAACAACCGACGAGTTCCAGCGATGCTGGAAATGTGACCGTCTCTTATTCGAAAGCGCAACGCGCCCGTGGAGTATCCGCTGTCCCCGCTGTAAATCCAAAAATAAATCAGGATGAGTTCGTATCAGCACTTGATGAATTAGTTGGTGTATGGAAAGTTCAAAACGGATGTTCGGTAGGAAGAATTACAAATGAGTTGCCCGAACCAGCACGAACTAAATTCAAGGAAGCATTGTTGAATGAAAAGATTAACTCGGCTCGCTTAGTTGAATTGTTAGCAACATTTAACATTGCGGTAGGCTCTGATGTTATGCGTAGACATCGTAGAAGGTTATTTGGCAAAGACGGATGTAAGTGTCCAATTGAACATTGATGACGCTTTAGACAATCTCTTAAAGACTACAGAGATTGCCTCAGTTCAAAAGACTGAGCCACGACAAAGGCAAGCCGAATGGACGCCTGGAGTTACATGGATGGGCGACGAAGGCACAATAACTACACCTCCAGTTGAGGGTGAGAGTCATCCTGATTGGTCAGGCGTTCTACGAATGTGGGGATTAGACCCTGAACATTTTGCAGTTGTAGAGCCAGTTCTTTTCAATGTGTGGGGCGATACTTTAGGAATTCTCAATCGCCAATGGAAAGGCAAAGTAGTTCGCAAAGGCAGACAAGAAACTGCTGACATCGATGCTTTAATTCAAGAGATTAAAAAACACAAACCTCGCGAAAGAAAAGAAATTGAAGGCGGGGCAAGTCTTGTTGTTTGTGCCTCTGACTGGCAAGTAGGAAAAAGAGATGGCGATGGGCTTAAAGGTTTAGTTGGTCGTTGGCTTCAAGCAGTCGATGATGTTGAGTTGAGATTGAAGGAATTAAAGAAGTTGGGTCGCCCGATAGATTCCATCACGGTTTTATGTTTGGGCGATTTAGTTGAAGGATGCGATGGTCACTATGACATTCAGACTTTTACAGTTGAGGTTGATAGGCGTGACCAAGTAAAGATTGCTCGTCGCCTTTTGAGAGATGCTCTCATTCGCTGGTCAAAAGTTGTCCCATCGATTACCGTCGCAGCGATTGGTGGAAACCATGGCGAGAACCGTAAGAATGGAAAAGCGTTCACAACCCTTGGCGATAATGATGATGTTGCCCTAGTTGAGTCCGTTGCTGAAATCTTCCAAGCAAACCCTGAAGCCTACGGTCACATAAAGTTTGCAATACCTACCGATGAGTTGAGTTTGACTCTTGAAGTCCACGGCAAGATTATTGGAATTACTCATGGACACCTTGCTCGTTCAGGAGCAGGAACAGAGGCGAAGTTACGGCGTTGGATTGCTGACCAAACCCTCGGGCGTCAAAGAATCGGCGATTGTGACATTTTAGTAACTGGTCACTACCATTCATTCAAACTTGCAGATTGGGGAGGCGTTAAATGGATTCAAGCACCAGCCCTCGACGGAGGAAGCGTGTGGTGGAGACAATCGACGGGGGAGATTGCCGATGTGGGAGTTCTAACATTCCTAGTGAGCAGTCAGGGAGTGTCGGACATCCAGTTGTTATGAACGACCCTAGAGACATCGCCATGTACGCTGCTGAGTTGGTCTCAGGAGAGCGTCAGGACGCCTATGGGCATCCTTTAGATAACTTTACTAGGGCAGCGCAGATATGGTCTGTAATCCTCGGCTGTGAGGTTTCTGCCGAACAGGTAAGCCTTTGCATGGTCGGCATGAAGATTGCCCGCGAAGTTAATCAAACCAAGCCCGATACAGTTGTTGATGGCATTGGTTATTTTCTAACTCTTAACATGATTCAAGAAGAAAGGCTCCGTCGCGCTCCTTGATTATCAACCCCCGTTGTGTTATACTTGTATAAGGAAGGGGGAGGAAATGACAAAAGTTGTTGTTTTGCCCTTAAAGTTTTGGAGCGACCATAAATATCGTGGATGCTCTGAGTCAGCAATCGAACTCAAAAGAAACAAAATTTATGTGACCGTCGAACTCGACGAAGAATCATGGAAAGATATTTATAGCGATGCTGAGTTCTATGCAACATACGATGCTGAGTACGGTGAAGAAGATATGAAAGCGTTGAAGTCCAGCGCGATTGCCACTTTGAAGAGATTGCAAGAATCAAAAAAAGTCGCCTGATACACTATGAGCAATGTGCGCTAGTCGCCCCAGTTGGTCGTCTTACCTTTGTGTCCGTGTGACCTAGACGGTTTACTTGGGCTACCCAAGTGCCGTCATAGGAGGTAAGAATGGCTCGCTATCGAGTTCTACAGGGTATCGATTACCCACCCAACAAACGCGCCGAAGCGGGCGATACTGTTGAAGATTTACCAGCCACATCAATCAAGTGGCTTACTGAAATTGGCGCAATTGAAGATGCCAATAAACCTGCTAAAACAATAATTGAAGAACCTGTAGTTGAGCCTGTCAAAGAAGAACCAATTGTCGAGGCTCCAGTTGAGCCTGTCGTTGAGGCAGAGGGTTTTGACCCTGATGCTAAAGATGGCGATGGCGATGGATTCCTTCAGGATGGAACTCCACACCAACGCCCAGTTGAGGAGACTGAATAATGCCTACATTCGCACATGGTAAAAATGTAAATGTTTTTGTCAATGAATACGATTTTTCTACTTACTTTAATGATGTAAGCGCAACAACCTCAGTAGAGACTGCTGAAGTTTCAGCCTTTGGCTCAAATGCGAAAGAGTACATTGTTGGTTTGCTCGACGGCACAGTTTCTCTTAGCGGGATGTTTGATGGAACAGCAACAGGAACAGATGTGGTTTTTTCGGCAGTTCTCGGCTCCACCACAAAGCAAAATGTCATTGTTGCCCCATCAGGTCACTCAAATGGTGCAAGCGCAATCGTGCTTGAGGCAGATGACACCTCATACGAAGTTTCAGGAGCAGTAGCAGATGTTGTTCAGACAAGTGCTGAGTTCCAATCAAGCGATGGCGTTGAACACGGAAAGATTCTTTCTTCAGGCACCGCCATTTCATCAACAGGCAATGGAACATCTGTTGATAACGCCCTCTCATCTGCCAATGGTGGAGTAGGCTTTCTAAGCGTTCCAACTAATACTCGTAATGGCAACATAACAGTCAAGGTTCAGCAGTCAGCCGACAACTCAACCTTTACTGATTTGATTACCTTTACAGTCGTG